GTGCCCACTCTTGGAATCGAACCAAGCACCCCCGCCTTATCAAGACGATGCTCTAACCGAATGAGCTAAGTGGGCAAGTATGATATAATCTACCAAGCATGTTGTGCTTGTATCACAGTTAGTTATATCATTAAATGGTACACCCAAGGGAATTCGAATCCCTGTTACCGCCGTGAAAGGGCGGGGTCCTAGGCCACTAGACGATGGGTGCATAAAACTTAAATTGTTAAAGAATCAAAATATTCAGACATCTTATCTCGTTTTGGATTTAATGTCAAGTTGTTGTTTGGTGGAGGTAAACGGGATCGAACCGATGACCTTTAGCTTGCAAAGCTACTGCTCTCCCAGCTGAGCTATACCCCCATTTTACTCTGGCCTGCCCGAGACGATTCGAACGTCCGACCCACAGCTTAGAAGGCTGTTGCTCTATCCAACTGAGCTACGGGCAGATATTAAAAGCAGAGTATATCTCAACTCTGAATTAATGTCAACCTAAGACTGTAGGATCCTGCTATGTTTGGGCACGCCACTAATCAAATATTCCATTTGATCTGCAAGAATGTTTCTATTTTGCAAAATCATACTTTCAAAGTGATTAGGTTCGTAAGGCACATAAAGTAATTCCATTCTTGCTTCTTTAAGTGTCTTATTGTCTTTTTTGTTATTACATGCTGTACATGCAGTTACTACATTCATCCATGTATTAACACCACCTTTACTCTTAGGCACGATATGGTCACGACTAAGGTGGTGATAGTTTGGAAAATGCCCACCGCAGTATGCGCAAACATGTCGGTCACGTCCAAACAATGTTTTGTTTGTCAGTGCGACTTTGCCATGTTTAGCTGGATCAAATCCATGTCCTTTAATTGCAATGATACTAGGAGTTTCGATGTAACTCAAACGACCGTCATTTTGAATTCCACCACGAAACTTTGCAACGACTTCACCTAGCGACCATGCAACCATATCTTTCGCATGATATGTAATTGCATTTTCGTGCGAAATCCATTGTCTAGGGATTCCACCGATGTCCAACGCTAGTACTGACATGATTCTCTCCTTTTAAGTTAAATGTATTTAGACACTCTAATATATAGTACTCAATCTCTTTGCAGTCAGGGTGCAACGATGGTTCCACTTTATATTAAAATGTATGGTAAAGCAAACTGATCCTATGTCATCGGTCATAGGGTTACACATGTTCATCAATTTGCTTTATCATTCCCGTTTTACTCTGCTGTTACCGCCAGCACTTTCATCAGGGGCTCCGCCCGTTCATAGCATGTTTAAAGTGCGCTATTGAGACCTCGTTTCTCTACACACTTAAACGTATCAAGATTCTAACACGTTATCGTCTTTATTGTCAACCGTTTTTATATAACCATATTGCTGTCGCAATCTTTCAAATTTTTCTCTTATCAATTTGTCAAGTTGTTCATCTGATAATATATGGTCGTTGACAAAGTTATCATTTTGATAATTCATTTGTTGTTCTCCATATAACAAAAAACCCTGGGACTTTTTTAGTACCAGGGTTTAGATAATCATACTACACGCTACTATTTACCTAAACCCCCCAAGCCCTCAATAATATTACGGTCACTTGTTAAGGCATAAAACCCTACAGGTAGCCACCCCATTAGTGATGGCTGCTTTTTGGTTGTATGTATACAAGTAAAGTTAGTCATAGTAATTTTATTTAGTCCTTATGCAAAATATTATACTTTTTCTAGTAATAAATGTCAATTTTAAATTTGCCCACTTATTTGTTTCAGTCCCGATAACATCCTTGAGACTGAACTCACTATGTCTAGGTCATCCTCAGATATAAACTGTATTGTATCTTTATCATCAACAATACACAATACCCTTGTTAACCTTTCTGTTGATAATTCTAATCCTAACTTATCTGCCAAACTATTTTGTTGATGTGGATTATCCGTAAAAATATATAAGCTAGGAGTACCAACTTTTTCATTGATGGCTTTCCAAGCATTTTCAGAAAACAATTTATCCGTAGACCCTATCATTAATATCACACCATTTACAGCCAGTTGTTGTGAAATACTATGGAATCCTACTAATTCAGCAGGATGTACATAAGTAAAGTTATTTGGATAAAATACAAATATTTTCCAAGAACCCTCAAAGGTTTTTTCGGTAACAAGTTTTCTACCGTTAAAGTTTGATTCGTTTGGTTTTATGCAATTGATAGCATAAGAACCTACTATGTCGCCTATGTTTTTCATACAAGTATTTAGTTACTTAATACTCTTGATACTGATGTTATAACTGCCGCTATTCGTCCAATATCTCGTAACTGTTCTACTGTGTATCCTTCTTTTTTAAGTGTTTCATAATGTGCCTTAACACAAAAATGACACTTGCCTACGATACTTGCTGCTAAACTATATGCTTCAAATCTTGCTTTGGTTGTACCACCGTGACTTGTAATTGCATTCATACGCAATTGCGCTGGCAATCCTTTAAGGTTTTCGTCATCAGCCATTTCAACAAATGGATACCATACGTTGTTTTGTGCCATAATGCTTGCTGCTGTTAATGCTGCATCAGCCTCAGTACGGTTATCTAATTGGCTATGAAGCCATGTCCAAAATTTACTGTTGCCTGTTGCAAATGCTGCTGCAACTGCTACTGCTTCTGCTTCTTCGGCAGGTAATGTACTACGCTTAATTACTGCATCTAAATTTAGTTTTGTATCCTTAGCGTAATCAGGGATACTTACTTCTTTCAATGTGTCTACCCATACTGTCATTTTGTTAATGCTCCTAGTTGTCTATATCCTTTGTATGTAGGATGAACCTTATCAGGAGATAGTTCAGGAATAATAACAAAAGTATCACCGTAATGCCTGGCAATCTTTTTTACTATCTCTTGTTTTTCTGGTTTGATAGCAGGAACAATCCAAAATACACGATCAGAATTAACAAAACTTCTTAATGCTACTAATTCTATTTCGGTATTTAAGTTTTTAAAATCATTACTGCCTAAACTAATAATTGTAGTTTTGGCTGGCTTAACTTTTTTAACATATGCATCGTTCCAATCTTTGCTATTAATACCGCTTTGAGCATAAGCCACACACTCAGTACGTACTTGGCTTACACCCTTAGCTATACTATCTCCTAAGATAAGGCACTCTATCATTATAGTGTCTCGCCACCAACTGAACGATTACATGCACATAGTTCACCTGTTTGTAGTGCATCTAGTACACGCAATGTTTCTTCTGGGCTACGACCAACATTTAGATTGTTAACTGTAACATGTTGAATTACATTGTCTGGATCAACGATAAATGTTGCGCGGAGTGCTGCACCAGCTGGCGCAAAGAAAATGCCAAGCTGATTGATTAAGCTTAGTTCACCGCGTTGTGTATCTGCAAATTGTACATGCGTAATCTTTGCTAGATCAGGGTGTGCTTTTTGCCATGCTAATTTACAGAATTCATTGTCTGTTGAACCTGTCAATAATACTGCATCACGGTCTTTGAAATCATTTGCCAACTTATCGTATGCTACGATTTCTGTTGGACAAACAAATGTGAAATCTTTTGGGTAGTAAACGATAACTTTCCATTTACCTTCAAAACTTGTGTCAGTAATGTCAAAAAACTGATCACTACCTGGGTTGACGCCTGTTACGGCAAATTTTTCAATGGTATCACCAACTGTTTTCATTTGTGTCTCCTTATGTGTGAATGAAATTATAATAAATGACATATTATAATCTAGTTATTTAGCTTTTGTAAATTGTTTGGGTAAAATAGTCTACATGTAAATAGTGTTATGAATACTTTTGCGTTGAATCCCAATGTCTATGATGTAGTATTCCTAAGTTATGATGAACCAAACGCTGAAGAAAATTATCAGCATTTACTATCTATACGACCCAAAGCAAAAAGAGTACATGGAGTGAAAGGCAGTGATGCTGCACATAAAGCTTGTGCAGAATTAGCCAAAACGGATAGGGTAATCATTATCGATGGTGACAATCATGTATTATCTAGTTTATGGAGATTTAATATTTGGACTAAGCCACACTTTGATTGGACTGATTATGTATTCAGTTGGAGCAGTCTAAATATCGTTAACCATAATTGTTACGGCAACGGTGGTGTAAAATGTTGGCCTGTACATCTACTGAAAGAAATGCGTACACATGAAGTTGGAGATAGCGTTGATTTTGAGCTAGATAAATATCTTGAATTAAATGCAATTGCAAGTCACACAGTTATAAATCATAGTCCACTACAAGCATTTCGTGCAGGATTTAGAGATGGTATGAAGTTATTAGATAGCGGTAATAAAGATTTTGATAAGATAGATTGGAGAAATCTTTATAGACTTTATAATTGGATGCATGTTGGTAGTGATACTAAGAATGGTATTTGGTCGATTTATGGTGCAAGATTAGGAGCATTTTTATTATTGCGTGGACATGACATTAAAGTATTAAATGATTTTGAACAGCTTGATGAAATATTTAATCAGTATTTTGGATTAGTAAACAGCAATATAGTAGAAGAATGTAATAAGCTTGGTAAACTACTAAACTACAAATTAATCACTGATATATTAAGCCCAGAAGAAAGCACACAATTTAAATTAAATTATAAAGCACCTATACGTAGTGCAGAAGAATTTTTAGCAGGAAAGAGACAAGAAGATATTGACAGATTTTATGAACGTCCCGTTTGAAAAAATAGTTAAGTTCGGGCAGCAAACAATGCTAGAGTATCCGCTTTTTTCTGTGAGTTGGATACTTGGTCGATTTTGCAATTATAAATGTAGTTATTGTTGGCCATATGCAAATTCAAGCACTCCCGACTATCAATCATTAGAAGTTTACAAAAACACAATTAATCAAATTAAAACTCAAGCAAGACAAAACAACTTCACTAATTTTCATTGGTCATTTAGTGGCGGAGAACCTACTGCTTACAAACACTTAACTGAATTAATAAAGTGTCTAGAAGATGGTATAACTCCCTATCAAAGTATTCATATGACTACAAACTTAAGCCCAAGTAAAAAATGGTGGAGTAAATGGGCAACAGCAGGTGAATTATTACAAAGAAAATCAATAACAGCAAGTTTTCATCATGAGTTTAGCAATGAGGATGAATTTGCAGAGAAGTGCCTACATTTGATGGCAGAAAATGTTTATGTAACTATCAATCAAGTTATGGTTCCAAATGAATTTTATCAATTATATGAAAGATGTCAACGATTTGCAGACAAAGGAATAAACGTAACACTAAAACCACAAAGTAATGAAAGTGCTAGTGCAATAGTAGATGGTTACACTAGTGAAATGATTGATATCATGCAAAATGGTTTTCCGCAACAAGTGAATGAACAAAACATATATCAAATACGATTGTATGATTCTAATAATATTGCATATAATTTTGATCAAGCCGAAAGATTTAATGCTTTCGGCTTTAACCAATTTACCAATTGGACTTGTAATAGCGGCTATCAAAGTGTTATAATAAGAGGCGATGAAGTAAAGCGAGGCTACAGTTGTAGCGATTTTAGATTAGGAACTCTTGATAAAGGGTTCAGTTTATTTGGCAACGCAATGCCTTGTATAACCCAACGATGTGTAAGTAGTGCAGACAGTAAAATACCAAAATGCAAATTAACTTAGAACATATAATGTTTTGGATGGATGCTATTCGTAATAGCGAAGATCCTAAACGCACATTAGAAAGTTTTTGGAAGGGTCAAATTAAAAGCAAAGAATGGCTAATAAAAGAATTAGGTGTGTTTGTAGGTAAGCCAGTCACTATAGATATATTTGGTGGTTGGAACGGTGTATTGGCTAGTATGCTTTTTCACGCAGCATATCCTGTAAAGTCAATTCGTAGCATAGATATAGATCCTAAATGTGAAGAAATTGCAAACACAATGAATAAAATTGAACACACAGCAGGAAGATTTCATGCAGTTACAGCCGATATGTGTAATCTACGCAGTGATGCTGATGTTGCAATTAACACTAGTTGCGAACATATAACACAGGACCAATATGAACAATGGTTAACTTGTTTGCACTATAACAGTTTGATTGTATTACAAAGTAATAATTACAATATACATGAGCATATAAGAACTGCTGATAGTATTGAAGAATTTATGGAGCAAAGTAAATTAAAAATTTTACACTCTAGTGTATTAAGTTTACCATTATATGACAGATATATGATTATTGGAAAACATAAATGAATTATCCTAATAATTTTTCAAGTATTCATATTGAATTGACTGATAAATGTCAAGCCAGTTGTCCTATGTGTGCTAGAAATTATAATGGAGGGGAGGCAAGACCATTCGTCGGTAAAAATGAAATTAGTTTAGAAAAATTTAAACAATGGATGAATCCTCAAACTTTGCAAAGATTAGATCATTTCTACGCATGCGGTAATTACGGAGATCCTATAATTGCTCAGGACTGTTTAGAAATTATGGAATATGTGCGACAATATAGCAACGCAAAAATTGGTATTCATACAAATGGCAGTGCTAGAACAATACAGTGGTGGTCTAATTTAGCAAAAGTTTTGAAGGACAATCATGAAGTAGTTTTTGGCATCGATGGATTTGCTGATAGCCATGTATTATACAGACGAGGGACAGATTGGCATAAAATTATTGAAAATGCTAAATCATTTATCAATAACGGTGGAACTGCAACAATTGACTGTCTAGTTTTTAAACATAATGAAAATGAATTAAAAGATTTTGAAGAACAGATGTTGACAATAGGATTTAAATCAATAAATTTTAAATCGACCCAAAGATTTTATGATATGAATAACTTTCCTGTATTAAACAAAAAAGGAGAGTTTGAATATAATTTAGAACCCGCTACGATACAACCTTATAAAAAAATAAGTATGTTAAAATTAGAGGACATTCAAAAAGATTTAACAATTTGGGATAAGATAGTTACAGTTTCTAAAATTGAACCTAAATGTAAATTAAAAAATGAAATTTATATAGATTGTGTTGGGAACGTTGTACCTTGCTGCTGGGTAGGTTCAGATATTTTAGAAGAACCATTAAAGGTAAACTCTGCTATACATGACTTAAGAAATAAACTGGTAGAGAATACAAAAACAAATTTTAATTCGTTCAGTAAATTGAACTTAAACAATTATTCTTTAGATGATATAGTTAATGATGAGGTATGGAATCTTACAACTGACTTTAAACAAAAGCCTTGGATTTGTGTGAAAAATTGTGCAAACTTACACTAAGGTAAATCATCTATTACTTTATATTGTCCTGTAACACCTTGTTTAACTGCCGCTTCATTCATTAAAGTTTTCCATTCATCTAATCCATCATGTCGTGCAATTATAATATGTATTCTATCTTCATTACTCTTGTTAACGACACTATGATCATACGCTAAATTCATTGCGTAGACTCCGCCCTCTTCCATAATTAATTCTTCTCCGTCTCCCCAAATCCACTTACATCCTTTTGGATTGTTTAACGCAACATTGATGTTCTCTATCAATTTTATACCGCTCGGAGAATCATTATGCATTGCTATTTCGCCACCGGCTCTAAGTAACATAAATCTTACTCGACCATATTTTTTACATGGGAAATAATTTTGTAACCAATTGGTAGTTACAGGACAAAGGTCTGCGATTTCTGTCCATCTATAATCGTTGCTTGCGTCTTTTCCTTTTGCATAGCCATATGTATCAAAATTTTCATGTTTATTCCATTCTAACCCGTGTATCGTCAATCCTTCCCAACCATCATGAGCATATTCTCCTTGACGATGTGGTGTGAACTTATCGATTAATGCAAAAGCTTCTTTTAGTATTTCTTTATAGGGTACCTCTATATCAAGCTTTAAATACTTTCCTTCTGAAAAAAAATATTCTCTTGTCATAATATTCTCACATCCCCCGTTATAGGGCACAAGCTTTTCCAATTTTTTATTTGCCAAGTTGGTGTATTAAATTCATTTATATCCCAAAGAACAAAAGCATTAATTCTACCAAATCTTATTCTTTCTTCTGTACTTAAATTAGTTTTATAAACGAATCCTAGTCTAAAAGATATGTGAAAATAAATTTTAGGACCAATGTTTTTAATAGTCGTAATTAAAAAATTTTCTCTTGCTACTCTAAATTTAACTGGTGCAATATGTGCATATGGAACATGATTAAAAACATCACTTACATTAACAAATGTAATTTCCTTTGGATCAATAAATGATAAGTTTTTGTTAGCAAAAAAATCTAAAAGCACAAAATTGAATTTAAGTTTCTTTATTGTATTCCAAACATCAGTAAAATTTTCAAATCTTTTTTGAAAATCTGTAAACCAAATTTTTATATTTTCTTTATGTTTTTCTAAATCTAAATTGTACCCGTAAGGTACAAATTTTAATTGTTCCATATAGAATATATCGTAATCTTTGCCGTCCCACGTTTCTATTAAAGATTTCATAAAATTTAACACTGCATAACTATTGTCAACAAAAGTTACTTTTGTATTTTCATGATATCCTAATTGTGTAATATTGTATATCCAATTAAGACCTGTACCAGTAGTAACATAATGATCTAGTGCATCTTCTTCTATTGTTTCATTTTCTAAAATGATATCGCTATTCCACGGAGTTACCATATTATTGCATATTAACTGATAGTCAAATAAATTAGGAACATGTCTGTAAAATACATGATCATATTCATAATATAAGTAGTTTTTTTCATTTCTAATTTCGTCACCTACGTCACAAAATACCGCATTGTTTTCTAAACCAACCTTAAAAAAATTCCAACCATGACGTTTGTGTTTATAAGTTTTGTTCGTAAAACCATTTTTAATCCATACTGGTATCTCTTTATCACCACGTACACATTCTTCACTTCGTATAGGTTCTATTTTTTCATGAACTTCATTCCAAGATACTTCACCCATTTTAGGTTTTCCTAATCTTTTATATTCATCTAAATTTACTATGAAAAATTGATTATGAATTTCGTAGTAAGCGTCACCCCTATCAAGTACATGACCAGATAAAGTAAAAAATTCATTACATTTTTTTTCTATTGCTTGTAATAATCTTTCGGATAAACCAGTATGGGTACCCGTAATGACTACAACTGCATGAGTATAAAAATTATCTTGTGCGGCTCTTTCTAATAAAGCATCTGTGTTCTTATCAATTATTATATCATAGTTTTTAGAAACTACTAACGACAGAAAAAAATCGCTTACGTTTCTAGCAATTTCTTGAGATGTTGTACTATAAAATTCTTCAATATTATCAAGTATACAGTAAACAATTTTCTTTTCTTTTTTTATTAAATAATCCATTAATTTATATCCTCAAATGGTGATTCAAAATATCCAAAGCCCCATTTTCTTTCATAGCACCACCAGCAATTTTTGCAGTGTGATCCGATGTGCTTATCATTTTCGCAACTTCTAGTTACAGGTAATAGCTTATCAGTTACATTAAAAAAATTATAAAGTTTAGCAATATCTTTTTTGTCATGGTTGAATAACGGTATATAAGCCTCAGAACCTATAGATAAATTTTGAATTGGATTTCCATCTATTGTTAAAGGGACTGTTTTAAAATCTTCAGCTAAATCTACTGGTATTGTAAATCCAAATAAAGGTTTTTCTTCTTCATACGATCTAAATTTGTTATGCCAGTCAGGTTGTTGTTCAACTGGCCATTGTAAAAATTCTTCTGCGGGTGGAAATTTAGTCAATCCTAAGTAAATTATATCGACTTCTCTTTTATTAATAGCATTCTGTAACATATTAATATAATATTCAGCAGATTCATCAGGCTCTACAAAGTTTTGATGTATAATAAAATTTGTGTTGCCAGTCAATTCTGAGCATTTGTCGATTACATCTCTAACATGGTTTTCTAAAGCAGGTCTACGAAATTCAGCCATCATATTATATATGTGAATTGTCTCTACAACAGTTGACATTAAAATGTAAAGTAATATTGCGCTATCAGCACCGCCGCTGATACCAATACCAACAGGACCTTTTTTATAAAGTCCAATTTTGATGCCATCATAAATTTTATAATCTAAGTCCATTTTTCGTATTTTTCTAATTCTTGTAAAAATAAATTAGGAAATATTTCCCAAACTGTTTGTTCTACTCCCCTATAATAAACAGTTTTAATTTTTCGCATTTGCCCTGTCTCTTCCATAGCAGGAGCAAAAATTTTATGTACTAATTTTTGAGTACCTGCTTCTCCTTCGTTACTTGTGATGTATAATTTACTTCCTTTTGGTGCCCAATTGATGCATGTAGGTATTAAAAATTGACTAGTTGCATGTTGATGAGTTATTATTTGATTTTTTGTTCTTAAACTAAGTTTAGGTAATCTATCCGTAAACACACATGTTCTTGCTGCAATTCTATAACTGTTTTCTCCCATAACATCATCAAAGCTATGAGCGGCAACGCTTCCTACAGGCTGATCGTTATAATATAATATCCATACAGCCCATTCTCTTTCATTTCTAAAACAATCAACTAAGACTCTTTCACTTGAGTTATTTGTAAAGCCTCTATTTGCTGCCTCCTTATAGAACAACTGTAAATCTAAGTTTGGAGACCAAGGTATAACTTTAAACACTTTTTGCTTTTTCAATAAAATCTGTAGGATAATTAGTTCTGAAACTTTCCCAACAAAGTTGATCCATTATACTCCAAGGCTGCGGTCTATCCCATTCTATTCCAAAATTGCGTAAGTGTTTCTTAATTTCAGCTTGTCTATTTAAATGTATATGACTTTCTACATCCTTAATACTTATTGATGGTTCGGTATGGAAATACGTAAAAAAATAATTAATGCTTTTTAATTTATTATCAACCACAAAATAACTACTTGGATGCATACTATATTTGTGTAATCCTAAAACTTTATGTGCTTTAATTATTTCAAGCATTTGATCTTGCCAGTTTGGTAAAACTTTATCAAAGTTTTTCATATCACATTCAGCTTGTTCCCAAAAATCTGATCCATCTACTTGTAAGTAAATTTTCTTATCGTTATAATCTATATCAAGTATAAAAGGAACATGCATTGGATAAGCGTCATGCATTAACTTTAAAAACTTTACTTCACGCTCCCATTTTTCCTGCATTTTTTCTGGATCAACTACTTGATTTTGACCTTTATGATAATCTGTATCATTATGATACCATTTTACAAATGTCTTTTTATCTTCGGACATCAAACTTGTGTAAATTAAATTGTTTCTGCAGAGACCAACATTCGGAACATTGTTGTAATAGTATTCAAAATTTGCCACATGTATCCTTTAAATAGACGCACTTATTTATAGCATAAATAAATCAACTTAAAGATTATAGGGAGTACAAATGAATTATAGAATGCATGAAAATGGTTGGACTGTCATTATTGATGACTTTGACTTAAATTATGCGACTCAGGAACACATAAACAAGATAGCTAAGCTAATTAGTCGTTATACTTTGGTTGTCGTTAAAAAACAAAAACTTAGTTTGGACAAAGAATTAGAAATTCTTAAAATGTTTAAGGATTGTGTTCCATTATTTAAAAAGGATGATCCTAATTTTGAACACACAAGACTTGACCCAGACGGATTAATATGCCGTGTTACCGCAGAATTAAATGAACATGGTAAACCAGGTGTGGGTGCTAATCCAGGAGATTTTGATTGGCACGCTAATTTAACTTGGCGTAAAGTAAGAGATCCAATTATTTGGTTACACGGAGAAAGAGGCACTGCAGGTTCCTCTACTAGTTACAATAACAACATACTATCTTATAGAGACTTACCTAAAACTTTTAGAAATGTTATTAAAGATTTGAAAATGATAATAACAGGTGGAACAAGACACGATGGTTCAAAAGCCTCAAGTTGGGCAGATGATGAAGAATTTTTTCATCCCTTAGTTTATGTAAGTCCACAGACAGGTGTTGAAGGTATGTATTTTCCGTTCTTACAAGTAAGAGGATTTGTTGGTATGCCACAAGATGAGGCAACTGAACTTATTAAATGGTTAGGAGAATATACAATACAAGACAAATATGTTTACACACATGAATGGGATGATGGTGATATTACTATTTCTGATCAATGGCATGGTATACATAAGCGTTATAAATTTGTGTCGTTAGAAAAAAGAGTTATGCACAGAGCTGCAGTTTGGTATCCAGATCAAGATTATAGTTTGGATTCTCCCGTATAATGAATGAAACTTTTTCAATGTGTAGCATATGTTACAGGCATATACCAGCTACAAAATTGTTTAAAGATACGGGAGTATATTTAGTAAAACAGTGCCCAGTACATGGACATCAAGAAGATTTGATAGAAACAGACGTAGAATTTTATAAGCAACAAACTTACGTAAAACGACAACCTAGTTCATATTGGATTGATATTACAAACAGATGCAATCTTGATTGTCCTCATTGTTATCAAATGCCAGATAATGATTCAAAAGACCCTTCCATTGATTATATCATAGATGAAATTAAATCTTTACCTAATAATGGATATCCTATTTCTTTAGTTGGGGCTGAACCTACCACCAGAAAAGATTTAGATATTCTTATTAAAAAAATACAAGAACTAGAGGGTGAACCAAGAATGATTATGGTTGTCACTAATGGCATAAATTTAGCAAAACATGATTATGCTAAAAAGTTTAAAGGTATACCCAATCTTAAATGGACTATAGGGTTGAATCATCCAAATTACAATGGCGATTCAATTAGACAAAAACAAGAACAGGGTATTAAAAATTGTGTAGATTTAGGACTTGTCATTAAAAATTTTACATATACTTTAGGCAGCATGGATGAATTACCGGACGTTTTAGATGAAGTACAAAAATGGAAACAACAAGATGTTTGTGACAATGCGAGAATTCAACTAGGGGTAGAAATAGGAAGAACTCCAAACGATCACGGAAAAGAATTATATCTTTCTGATTTAGTAAAAGAAACTAAAAAAATATGTGAGATTAAAAATTGGAACTTTGAATATAGTTTAGAAAATTCAAATAGAACACATTATGCAGTAAAAATTAATAACATTATACATAGATTAATAAAATGGTGTGATGTAAAAACCATTGATTTTGAAGAAACACAAAGCGAGAGTTGGGCATCACTAGTACCAAATCAACCAATGTCAACATTATTGCATCAAGTAATAATAAGAGATCGTTTTGTAAATAACAAACTACCTTTATACGATAGTATACCTAAAAAATACAGAAACAATGAGATTGATAAACGAAACATTATCTATATGTCACCAATGCTATAGGCACATTCCTGCTTATAAATTTGAAAAAGACGGTAGCATTTGGATCACAAAAACATGTAAAGAACATGGAGAATCCACACACTTAATAGAACCTGATGCTGAGTTTTATTTAAGCTATTCGTATCACAGACACGCATTAGGAAGTTATTTCATAGAGTTAACTAACAGATGTAATTTAACTTGTCCTCATTGTTATCAAATGCCTGATAACAAATCAGTTGATCCATCGATTGACTTAATATTAGAAAAAATTAAATCATGGCCCAATGATGGATTACCAATCGCTCTAGTTGGAGCAGAGCCAACAGTCAGAAAAGACTTACCTAAAATTATAGAAAGTATACAAAATTTACCGGGAAAGCCTAGAGGTCTAATGATTTTGACTAATGGTGTAAATTTATCAAATGAAGAATATACAAAATCTCTTTCACAATATAAAAATGTTAAATGGACATTTGGGTTAAATCACAAAGATTACCAAGGGGAAGCTGTTAGAAAAAAACAAATGCAAGGTATAGAATACTGCATTAAGTATAATATGGATATTAAAAATATTTCTTATACATTACTTGATCTTACGCAATTAGAAGATTGCGTAAATGAATTAGTTGAATTAGGAACAAGTTATTGTGAGCAATTTAGAATAAGATGCGGAGCTGATATAGGAAGAACACCAGGTGGCGAACAAATTTATCTATCTGATTTAATGAAAGCAACAGAAAATGTTTGCATAAAGAATGGATATAGTTTTGAAAAATGTCCTGAAGAGGGTAATAGGGCTCATTATGTAATAAAAATTAATGATATTCCTGTAAAAATAATTCAATGGCCTGATGCAACAACTCTTGATTTAAGTGAGATACAAACAGAAGCTATTGCAGATATACTACCAGGTAAACCACCAAGCCCATTAGTTCATCAAGTTTTATTAAGAGATGGTGCAATTAATAAAGGACTTCCCTTATTAGATACAATACCAAAAGAGTGGATAGAAAATTATGGAAGAATAAAGGAATTTACAAAACATGATTAAGGGAATCAATGATAAACCATATATAGATATGGAGCCATACATTGATATGGACACATTCATGAAATTGCAACCAGAAATTATTAGAGGGTTTGCAGAAGCAAGAGAGTTTGCCAAAGAAGGAACATGGATGGCACCTGGTTTTAGTTTTGATGACATGAGTTACAAAGTAAATTGGAAACCAATATATCAAGCCATGACAGAATTTTTATCTTTACCAGACAATGATCCTATAAAACTTGCAGGAATGGATTTATATCAAGATATAAAGAACTATAAGCAACGAAATAAGTTTACTAGATTTTTAAAAATGTCAATGGGAGCATATGATCCATACATTTATTATTTTTTGTATGAAGAAGGTGACTGGAATGATAGACCAGGTGAACGACAACTTACAGAAGAAGCAAAATATTTTCCTAACGTAGTGCAATGGATAGAAAATATGAAAGTAAACGGCATTTTTGAACATATAGGTAGAGTTATATTTTTTCATTGTGAAGCAGACGGTATTCCATTTGAACATAGAGACTTAGATGCTAAGAATGGCATTGATGTAGTAAAACCGCACAGAAACGAATTCATACATATTAGACCGAATACTAAAAAAGCTTTTTATGTTTGGGATCCAAAGAATAAAAATAAAGTGTACTTAAACACTAGAGCAGCATGGTGGAATGATGTAGATTGGCACGGCGGTGAGCGTATTATGGAACAAAGTTATAGTTTACGTATTGATGGAAAGTTCACAGATACTTTTAGAAAAAAATTAGGCATCGATCATTTGGAGTCTTATTAATGCAGTTCATAGCGAATTACAGTAATTGGATTAAAGAACAAAAAATTATGGAACATCTTACGTCATGCAAAGGAGATACTACTCCTGTGTGGCAACCGGATCGTTGGACTGGTAATTCAACATTAGAAAAATTTAAAGAAATGGCTAGACCTGGTTATTCATGTAATAAGTTTTTCTTTCATCAAATGAATCCTTCAAGTAGAGAAATGCAAGATTTTAAATTCGATCTTCCTTATTTGACAGAAAGTAGAAAACACACGATTTGGTGGTTTGTAATTTTATATCCAGGTGAATTTCAAGCTATGCATATTGATCCTCAATTAACAGAGGTAAAAAATCCTGTAAGATATACTATGTTTCTACAAGACTGGGAACCTGGACATGTTTTTGTATATGATGATAAAGTCGCTGCTAATTACAAAGCAGGTGATTTATTTGAATGGAGTGATCCTATGACAATACATGGACCAGCTAATATTGGATATAACACTAGATATACATTACAAATTACTTTATGGGATTAGTATCCTAATAGATTAAACATATACTTATTTGTAAGCCCACCATTAATACCATTGTGCCACTCTCTATGATTATCCCACTCTAGAATCTTACCCTGAGATTGTTGATAGTAATATTTTTGCCCTAATATAAAAATATGTCCTAAATTAGGCTCACTTATAAAGATTGAATATCTTTTTAACTTGCCATGTTTTAAATATTCTGATTCATAATCATCAATGTCATAGTGATATCCTGTCATATATCCTGGCTCTACACAACTTATCCAACTACGCAATGGTGTTACATTCAAGTTTTCTGCTACTGTATTTTGTATATCTTTGCAATCATAATAGTTCACCCATCTGACACTATCTGTGTTAAAATTATTTGATCTCCATAATTCTAACATTTTAGCGTATTCTGGATTATCCATATTCCATTGCGAAGGATCTACAGTAACTACTTTACCATTTTTAAGCTCAGATATTACTTTGTTCCAGTTGATCATTTAAATATATTTCTTCAAAAAAATTAGGGAAGGGCGAATTAGGCCAATAGTTTGTTAAGTGCTGTCTTACTGTAATTTCAAAAAACTTTTTAAAATCTATGATGCCATTTTCAGTAGACTGGTCAAAGCGATATGCTCCCTCTTTTCCAATAATGCTTTCTATTATTTTTCTTTCTATATATCTTTCATTTACTGGGACAACAGAATAGTAGTCTATAGTTTTTAATTCACCGTCAATAGAAATATAAAAACAATGAGGATATAAAGCTAGTTTATAATAATCTTTTTGTTTAAAATCTTTTAATATATTATAAATTTGAGTTTTCCAATTTGGTAGTTCATTGTCAATATTTCTATTATCATCAAAAATAATTTGAGACAACGTTTCTTTGTTCCATTCAATAAACACACATTTATTTTTTGTATCTATTTCATAAATTTTTGGTGTTGAATTTAGATTAGATAACTCTTGCAGAAAACGTATTTCTCTATTAAAAAACCAACCTATTAATTCTTGATCTATTAATTCTCTGCCGGGTCTATATACTTGATCTTGACAGTAGTGCATACACATTACATTTCCCTCAGGGTTTACTTTAGGACTGTATAACATATTACTATCATTCAACACTCTGCTTGGTGTCAATTTATAATAATAATTCCAATTAGATATATCTGTCATTTTTGCCAACTTAATTTTTTATTGATATAACTCTGCACAAATTCTTTAAATTTAATATCATTTGTATCTATGTCTGAAATGTTCTTATCGTAAATATCTTCGTATGTAGATGTTTCGTAATATCTAAAAAGCCTATCAGTCAAAAATGGATTCCCTCCTTTTCTTCCTTTATAGCCTTCGGTTGAATAAAATTCTTTAACTAAAGCCTCTGCTTTGAACCAATCCATATCATTATGTTTCCAAATAACAACATCCTTTCTAGTTGTACCTACTCCCCCTCCTTGAATAGATTTAAAAACAATATCTCCTTTTTCATCTTTATACACATTATAACCAGGATGTTCTTTAGAATCTAATTTCTTAAGTCCATTTTTTACAAGTTCTTTTGTAAAGCGACTTTGATTTGTGAGAGATTCGTCGTAATCACTCACTTCTAATATCCATGCACTTGCACTTTGTCTTGTCCAATAAGTATTAAGCCATTCCATTGAATCATACCAAGATTCAACTGTTTCTCCTGGTATGCCACAAATCATTTGAATGTTAGCTCTATACCTACGTGGTGCATGTGTGTCAGTATAAGATTGAAAATCAAGTAATCCCTCTTTTAATTGATCAGGATCCATTCCCTTACGTACTAATTTTCCTGCTTCTCTGTTAAATGTTTCTATTCCCATTGAATGACCTAAAAATCCTAAGCGTATATAATCATCCCAATGTTCACGATGTTTGACTACTAAATCACCTCTAGCAAAACCACAAATCCATGGATCATATCCTAATTCATCAACAGCTTCGGCATATTTACGAATCTTTTCTGGACGATCATTTGTTGTTTCATCCATAATTCTCCAGTTAACTATACCCCATTTTTCAAATCCAGTTTGTAATTGTTGTTTAAATTCCTGTTTACTTACACTAACATCTTTTGCTTGACCAATTATCGGAAAGTTACAATAGCTACAACTAAACATGCAACCACGTGCAGTTTCAATTTGTGGGCAATCAAATGGATCCATAAAATCTCTTGCTTCATAGTCTATTAAATATGATTCAAGAGGTGCACTAGGATAATGATGTAATCCCCTTATAACTTTTTTGTTACCAAAGAAAGAAGGATCTGTTAAAAGTTGTGAGCCTAATGTTCCTAATAAATGTTTACATAATGCTAATATAGCATTTTCTCCATAACTATCTACCCAATAATCCACGTTATCTGCTTTTGTTACTAGTGCATTTTGCCCGCCTACTACGACAGGAATATTAGGATATTTTTCTTTAAGCCAACTAATAAAATCATTAAGATAAGGACTCCATGGATTTAAAAAAGCTGTACCAAAACAAAACATAACTGTTTTATTTGTAGTACGTGATATAACTAATTCTTGTAATTCTTCTAATTTCCAAAAAGCAGTAAAATCTATAACCTCAGCATCCCAATCATGTTTACGTAAAAAAGATGCAACTCTATGTGGCCATAAAGCTCTCTCCCATCGTTTTCCTGTAAGTGAGAAAAATAAGCAATGGTTCATGACTCAATAACCTCAAAAATAGAAGGAACATTATTTTTAAATTCTTGTAAACTATCTTTTTCAATATTAAGAGTAACTTCATTCTCATTAATATATTTGAAATTATTAATTTTACCTTCTTTATTTGCTTGATTTAACCATTTGCTTGTAATTTGATCAAATATGTATCTATTGTTTTCATCTAAACTTTTTAATGCTATTACTTTAATGTGCTGAGGATCTATAAGATTGTTTCGATTTAACAATTTTCTAACAACAAGTTGTATTCTTTCCATACCACTTAAATTTACTGCGCTGTGTAATTTTCCTGCGTTCATTTCATACCAAATACCATCACATTCTGTTTTGTGCATTATGCAATTATCTACATCAAGCAAAAACGAATTTTCACCTTGAATATTTAAATGATATCGATCATCTATATCTGAATGGGCAACATAAGCAGTTTTTGAATTTAAAATTATAATTCTTGCTTCTCCGAAAGAAAATGGTAAAGAGTTTAGAATAGTTTCCCAAACAGTGTTCTTAAAGTTTTCTTTAATTTCCCATGGATCGTAAAAGAAATCGCCTAACGGTCTATTTAAAGTAAATTTCCCATTTATGTTTGGTAAGTTGTTGAGTGCTATATTTATTATTTCTTTTGGAACGGTAAACTGAGTTTTAAGTAACATGTGAATATTTATTTATAAATAAATGACATATACAAATCCAATGAAAGAATATACTATTGATCAAGTAAGCATACCATTTGATAAAAATTGGTCACGTATTGCAGTAAGCGTGAGTGGTGGTGCCGATAGTGCATTGTTGCTCTATTTACTGTGTCAACTAGCAAAAGAACACAACCCAAAATTATCTATACACGTGATAAGTCATATACGTTGTTGGAAAACTAAACCATGGCAAGAATATGACAGTTATCAGGTATACGAATTTATAAGTAAAAAATTTAATTTTTTCAATTGGTATAGACATGTAAATTTTATAGCACCTGATCTTGAGTATGGTACTACAGGGCCCTCATTGACAGATGAGTATGGTAAAAAAGTTAGCGGAGATAATATACAAATACGTTCATATAGTGAATACATTTGCCATAAATTTAAAGTACAAGCATACTATAACGCAGTAACAAGAAATCCAAAAAATGTAGAATTTAAGGGAATGGTAGAGCGTGATATTGAAGAAACAGATACGAACAAACATTTAAGAATTATGACACACATGGATAAATTTGCTATTCATCCATTTAGGTTTGTTGAAAAAAAATGGGTAGTTAAACAATATCAAAGACTAAATTTATTAAATTTGTTTGATTTGACAAGAAGTTGTGAGGGCGAATTCGAAAATATCAATTATCTTAACTACAGATTAGGAATGAATGTTCCTACTTGTGGCAATTGCTTTTGGTGTAAAGAAAGGAAGTGGGCAATTGAACAATCAAAGTAAAACATTCTGTATGCATCCATTTACAGGATTAGCAACACGTGAAGATGGTGCAATTAAAGTTTGTTGCAGAAGCCATCCTATAGGATATATTCAAAACGAAAGTTTAAAAGATATTTGGAATAACGAAACAATGCGTAAAATACGTTTTGAAGTATTAAACGATATACGTCCTAAAGAGTGTGAGCCTTGTTTTACATTAGAAGATCAGGGTGTTGAAAGTTTAAGACAAAGACATATCAAAGGAGTTATTCCTGAAGCAAGAATAAATCTATACCCTAATGCATTACAAGATTTGACTGAAGATTATACAATGCCTTTTGAAATTCCTACAATGGAAATTAAACTTAATAATTTGTGTAATCTTAAATGTAGAATGTGTCATCCAATGGATAGCACTAGTTGGAATGATTGGGATAGTATAGAAAAATATTATGTCAAAGAAAATAACTTCTTGCCAAATAAGATTAAAACATTAAACTTAATTGATAGACCACATCTAAAAGAATTTGATGATAGTCAAAACTGGTGGAATAGTTTCGAAGAATTATTGCCACACTTTCGTAGAGTAGAGTTTGCAGGTGGAGAACCACTGATGGATCCACAACATTACAAAATTCTAGATATGTTAAAACCATACGGCAAATATATTGAATTGAAATACGCTACTAACGGTACAACATTAGGTATAAGTAAGGGTAGAACCATACATGATTATTGGCCATATTTTAAAAGTATAGCAGTTAATGTTAGTTTAGATGGCATACATGATGTTTATAATTATATTAGAAGCAATAGCAATTTTGCTGACGTAGAAAAAAATATCAAAGAGATACAAACATTACCAAACATTACTAGAATAGTGGGAGCATTTACTGCGCAAGCAGGCAACATACTTCAAGCAGCAGACTGTATTGATTATTTTATCAATGAAATGAACATTGTGTTTTACAGTCATAGAGTCAGTTATCCAAACTGTCTTTCTGCTCAAGTTTTACCACAAGAATTAAAAGAATTAGCAATACAAAGACTTGAAGAAGTTAGTAAAAGATTATGGACATTTCCCAATGTTACAAAATATCCCATACTTGAAAACGTTACGCAACAACAGATTAAAGATAATATTAATTATATAAAGGCTAAAGATCAATTTCACTTATGGTCTGATTTTGTAAATTTTAATCGGCAACTTGATTTAAATAGAAAGCAAGGGCCTATAGAAAATATAATACCAGAATTTAAAAATTATGTATAAAGTTACCAGTGCATATAATCACCAACACATGATTAAAGTTGAGTGGAATATTGGCAAACGATGCAACTATGATTGCGAGTATTGCCCAACTCTTATTCATGATAACTACAGTCCACATACTGATATTGAAATACTTAAAAAAGCTGTAGATAAATTACCAGTAAACAGCAGAATAAGTTTTACTGGTGGTGAACCTACAGTACATCCTGACTTTGAAGAACTGGTTCATTACTGTGTGCAGAAAGACATAAGTTGGATTAACTTAACTACAAATGGAACTAGAACATCATTGTACTACTTTCGTTTACCAGTAAATCATATAGTTTTTAGTCTGCATTTTGAAAAAGATTGGGCTAGAGTTTTAGAAACAATTTCAAGATACGCAGCAAGTGATGTTGAACCTGGTATGAGAAAACCTTGTATGATTAATATTATGGCTCATCCTGAAAAAATGATAGAAGTTAAAGATGCAACAAGAAGGCTTGAAAATTTAAACATACCATATGCTATAAGAAGAATACGATGGACTAATGATGATCACAATCTATTTGATGATATGAGATACGAACAAAATAATTTAGATTGGATATTAAGTAAAGAGGCAACTGTAGCTCCAAACTGCATAATTGACAACAAACAAAAAATGCATGCCAATGATATAATTAAATTTCATAAAAATAAATTTAAAAATTGGGCGTGTACTGCTGGTCAAGAAAGTCTAATGATAAATTGGGATGGTGAAGTACATCGTGCTACTTGCAGAGTAGGTGGAAGTTTAGGTAATATATATAACGGTACTTTTACTTTACCAGATCAGCCTATAATATGCACAAGAGATTTTTGTACTTGTGCAGCAGACGTACCACTTACGAAAGTAAATGTGCAAGCTCTGGGAAGGACTGAGAGAAATCAGTTTTTCGAATCGAATCAAGATTTTTAATATATTCAGCAAAATCAGGCAGTAAGTGTGTATGATCTTCTGCATCCATAAAGTCTAAAATAGCTTGCCACCTTTTCCAACCATATGGATTAATTTTCCAATAATTCTCATCTTGTCTATAATTTTCATACAACCAATTTGCAAACTCTCCGTATATCTTACGTATTTCTATTTTATCTTCTTTAGGCAAAACTCTACAACTTAAAAAAGTAGGAATGTATAATAGATGCATGTTTAATATGCCGCCGCCGGCCTGAACTCCTGCATAAACATTTTCTAAATTTATTTTTTTAAAATTTTGTTGTATTTTCCATTTAGCTAATTCAGGTAATGTTTTTATATTAAGTATTTGAATTGCAGTAGAGATGCTTACTTCTATATTAGAAGGAGTATTATCTAATATGTGCATATTCTTAGTTATAGTTTCCCAATCAGAAGGAAATCTTATGTAATGATTTCTTTCTTTAATATTATCTAAGCTTATAGCAAACTTTACCTTTTTAAACTTTTTCCATAACTCAATTATTTCAGAATCTAATAGCAAACCGTTACTAGTATATCTTACTAAGATTTTGTCTGCATATCCTCTTCTTACAATTTCTTCTAAAAACTTTTTGTGTTCTTTGTGCATCAGTGGCTCGCCACCTGCAAAATACACTTGTTTCAAATTAGGAATCTGTTCGTAAATTTCGTCCCAAAAAGGTTGACTTTCAAACCATTGATTATTAAAAGTGTTTGAATCCCATGAAAGTTGTGATTTAATTGTTTCACTCTTGAATATGGGAAATACTTTGTTATAATCTTGCACCCATTTGCTACTATCATGTGGGCTACACATTATACATTTTAGATTACATGTGTGTCCTAATCGTAAGTCCAAGTACATTAAATTATCAGGGACTGAACCGTCGGCAAAAGTATTTCTAATTAGTTGTTCTACATCAATGCCATCTGCTATCCACGTGTTAGTTTCCCATAATCTTTTACTTACTACTCCTTTACTTTCTTCTTCGAAACACTTGTTGCAACTACTAGGAATTTCTCCATTCAACATTGTATTGCGTACACTACGCATGTATTGATTATTCCACGCACTTAAAGGTGTCTCACTAGCAAAATTAGCTGGTACACCATTTTCATTTTTTACTAAACCTATGGTATGATTTTTTCCTGCACCACTTGCGTTAGCACCACAACAAAGTCTCATATCACCATTTGGACGAGTTGCAAAGTGAATCCATGGCAAAACACAATAAGTTTCACTGTGTGATCTAGTTGAAATATTGTTTTGAAGTTCTGTTATTTTTGGGCTATTGTGGTTTTTCCAAAAAGTGTCTAAATGATCACTCACTAGACACCTTTTGATGTTTTTTTTGGTAGTCAGCTATTGCTGATTTTATAGCATCCTCCGCCAATATTGAACAATGTATTTTGACTGGAGGGAGAGCCAATTCTTCCGCAATTTCTGTGTTCTTAATTGCTTCTGCTTCCGTAAGAGTTTTGCCTTTAAGCCAAGTCGTGACGAGCGACGAACTTGCAATCGCCGAACCGCACCCATATGTTTTGAATTTCGCATCAGTAATAACATCGTTTTCAACCTTTATTTGAAGTTTTAAAACATCACCGCAAGCAGGTGCGCCAACAAGACCAGTACCAATGGACCGATCGCTAGCATCAAAACTACCCACGTTTCGGGGATTTTCATAATGATCTAAAACCTTTTCAGAATACGACATATATTTTCCTCAATTTTATTTAGTCCGGTGTATCTGCAACTAGCCAACCTAGTTTAAATAAATCCTCTTTTACTTCATCAGTTATCTCGCCTTCACCAATGTAACTATTAGTTAACTCGCCATCGTCGTGTCTAATACCAGTACAGTACCAATCAAGATAATCTCCCTCTCCTCGCAAATCAGCTACAATGCTACCCGCATAGCGCCATGTGCAACTCCAGTATTCTTCTTTTAAGATTGGCACTACATCGTTTTTTACAAATTCGTTATTGCAAAGTGCTGCGTAAATGTTTTGCGCATAAGCTCTATTCTTACATTTTTCTACTATATATTCGCTATTACGCAAATCATATTCTAGGTTATTTTTTCGCCACTCAGGATCATTTTCTTGTTTTAATTTATCATCTTCAAAGTTTAAATAAAAATCTTTGAGAGCATCATAATTTTCCGAATCTTTATTCAATCTCTCAATCCTTTTTTGAACAGTTTTAGCTCTGTCTTTACTTATTGCTAACTTCTTCATCAATAACCTCCATCCACGTATAGTCCCCTAACCATTGTACTCTTGCTATATATTCAATGTGATCAGGTGCGCCGGTTGTCCAATCATTAGGACCAGTATGTAATAATACATGTTTTTGCTGTCTATAGTCAAATCCTAAATGATAAATTTGGTTATGATAAACTTGAAATTGGTATTCACATTTATGAACCATATCTGTGATGTCCAATCTACGTCTTAATTGTTCTGCTTGTTTCTGTAAAACACGAACCATTTCCATAATGCGTTCGTATTCCTGCTGCGCATGTAACCGCGCAACATTAATCATAATGTCTTTTTGTTTTTCTACTGGTACAAGTTCAAACTTCGGAGCCCCAATTTCCATTGGGTAAGTTAAACTATAATGTTTATCGGGGTCCGAAGGTTTTAACTTCATATTAAGCTTTTGCTAATACCTGTGGTTTCTGTTGTTTCTTTTTGGTTTTTTCATAAAATATATGATTTCCTATTTGTGCTACCTTTTTATAAGGCCACATAGGGTTCACCCATAAATTATGAAAGAACAAAACAGTACTTGGAATTACATCCTTATATGCATCATGTGCTAATACATTGTATGCAATTCTTTCGCTTTGTTTGTATCTTGGGTCATTGATGTTTAATGGTTTACGATCACTTTCACAAACCCAACTAAATTGACAAAGTTTGACCTTTTTCATAATGGGGTCGTTATCTAAATAATCTTCCGTATCAATGGGAATTAATTTAGTACTTACTTGATAAATTACTGAGCATGGGTTAGGAGCGAATCCATGTTGAACACGATTCATTACTACCCTTGCTACTGCTTGTTTACCTTTTTCAGGTTCGCTGCCAGCTTCATAAAATATATTTGTAGCCAAACATTTTAATTGTTTATGATCGACTGGTTTTGGTTGTGGTTTTACTTCGGCAATAACTTGTTCTTCTTCTTCCTCAAAGAATAAATCATCGTTAGCCATAACTAAAACCGCAGAAAAAAAGATTACTAATCCTGCTATAATATTTTCAACACGTGTGTCACGTAGAAATGTTAATAATTTCATAATTTTCCTTTCCGAACGATAGTATACACTATGTTCTATTAAAAGACAAGAATTTTGGTTTTAACTTATTATTAA